GCCCACTCCGCGGCGATGCCGATCATTCGCGCCTCCAAGGCGGAGCGCGGGCCGCAGCTCTGGTACGCGGGCTCGGCGGTCGACCAGGAGACGCAGGAGCANGGGATCGTGTGGACGNGAGTTCGCGAGCGGGGCATCGCCGGGGAGGATCTCGCACTCGCCTACTTCGAGTGGTCNCTCGATGCCGAGCACCCNGACGACGTCTCGGACGAGATCGCGCTCGACAAGGACTTGTGGCGGCGGGTGAACTTCGCGATCGAGCGNGGGCGCGTGACCGAGGAGCACATGGAGTGGGAGCGCCGGGCCATGTCCTTCCGCGGATTCGTGGTCGAGCTGCTGGGGGTCGGCGACTACCCCGAGACGGATGTCTCTGCCGACGTCCTCGTCTCGCTCGAGGACTGGCTCGCGCTCGAGGATCCCAGCCAGGTGATGCTCGACCCGATCGTCGTCTCGTTCGATGTCTCACCCGAGCGACAGACGGCGATCGTCGCCGCCGGGCGCAGTGACACCGGCTACTGGCTAACAGAGGTGATTCACGCGGGCGCCGGCACGGGCTGGCTTACGTCTCGACTCGCGGAGCTCTACGCCAAGCACGAGGTCGCGGAGATCGTCTGTGACGGCTACGGGCCTGCGGCGGCGATGGCGCGCAAGGCCGAGGACGCCGGGATCACCGTGCGCCGTCTTGACTCGAACGAGTATGGGCAGGCGTGTGGAGCTTTCGTGGACGCGATCGGTGAAGGCGTGCTCAGGCATCTTGGGCAAGATGAGATGTTGGCGGCCATCCGCGGCGCCAAGGCGCGACCGCTCGTCGATCGTTGGGCGTGGAGCCGAACCAAGTCGACCGTGAACATCGCACCACTCGTCGCTGCCACGCTCGGCCTGTGGGTCGCGATCGACAGCGATCTCGGAGAGGTGGTGATCTTCTGATGGCGGAGAGACGCTACGAGCAGATTGCAGGTAGTCCCTCTGTGCGTGTCGCCACGCGTTCTGACCTGAATAAGGCGCTCATCAAGCGCGAGGTGGTGCCGCTCGAGGGGACGAACATGTCCCTCTTTCACACGATCATTCCCTCCTGGTGGCAGGAGAACGGTCTTTCTTCGGGAGCCTTCGTGCCCGGCAACGCGGCGCTTGCGGACAGGGTGTGGGTGGCGAATCGTTGCATCCAGCTGAACGCGCAGCAGATCGCCTCCATGCCGCTTCGCTTCAACGGAACGCGCGAGCCGGCATGGGTGTCCTCGCCGGACCCGAATCTCTTCCCGAATGGGATCGGGGACGCGCTGCACGCGATCGTGACCCAGATATACGGCTGGGGCTACTCCTGCCAGTACGTGATCGACTTCTACGACGACCTCTACCCCCGGCGCTGGACCGTGCTCTCCTCGGATGCGCTCACGATCAAGTTCGTGAACGGGGCTCGGGCGTACAAGTACGGCAAGCAGGACCTCGACCCGCGGCGGGTGATCCAGATCGATCGTAACCCGACGACGGCGGCGCACGGTTCCTCGGCGCTGCAGGCCTACGCGCAGGTGGCATGGGGGCTCATGGCTGCGGGGAACCAGTCGATGACGGTGAACCAGGGCGGCATCCCGCAGGCCGTCCTCAAGTCGCAGCGCAAGCTGACCAAAGAGCAGGCCGAGGCGCTGCAGACGCAATGGGGTGCGGCGACGACGAGCCGCGCTGGCCTTCCGCCCGTGCTTCCGCCCGAGCTCGACTTCGAGCAGCTTTCCTTCAACCCCAAGGATCTCGCGCTTCTCGACACGCAGCAGTGGAACGCGCTCGCGCTGATGTCGGCGTTTGGTGTGCCGGGGATGCTCCTCAACTTCGTGCTAACGGGGGGACTGGCCTATCAGAACCCTGCCCAGCTCGGCGAGATGTGGTGGCGCTTCGAGCTTCGCACGACGGCGACCCGTATCGCTAACGCCTTCTCCGCTCAGGCGCTTCCGGCAGGCAACTGGGTCTCGTTCGACGCCGCGGACACCTTCCTGCCGCTCGACGAGATGTCCGAGGAAAACGATCCCCAGCTCTCCCAGGTCGCGAAGGCGTCACCGGCGCAGCAGCCGCGACCGCTTCAAGCGATCGGAGGTAGCACATGAGCACGGCTATTCACGAGATCGAAGAGCAGACGGCCGAGAGGCCGTTTCTCATCAGGACGTACGCGGTGGACGCCGCGATGGGCGACGGGCGCACGGTCGATGTGCGGATCGTTCCCTTCGGCGAAAAGGCAACTGCCGTCGACGGCCTTGGCGGCGTTCCTCGTGGAGTGCCCTATGAGGAGGAGTGGATGCCGGATGTCTTCGGCAAGCAGGAGAACGCCGCCAACCGCATCCTCCTGAACTTCGAGCACGAGGAAGGGCTGCGCGGGATCGTTGGGCATGGTATCGCCCTGCGACAGGCGGCGGACGGCTACCACGGCTCGTTTCGCCTGCACGAGGGAGCGGATGGCGAGAAGGCTCGCTACCTCGTCGAGCAGAAGGTTCTCGGAGGCGTCTCGCTCGAGGCGCTCCCGCTCAAGTCGGTCCGCACCGCCGCCGGCGTCGTTCAGCGCGTGCGGGCTCATCTCGACAAGGTCTCACTCTGTCGCACGCCGGCGTTCAAGTCGAGCGTCGTGCTGGCGCTTCGCGAGGAGACAGTTTTCGACGAGGAGCTTCTCCCCGTCGAGATCGACCCCGAGCTCGTGGCGCGCTGCCAGAGACTCGGGATCGCAATCCCAGAACGATTGAAGGCGCACCCCGCAGCGGACACCCCGGCCGAGACCGGCACCTCCGAAGACGGCACCCGCCAGGACGAGTCAACCCTGACGGAATGAGGTGAAAGCGCCATGAGCGCAGTTGCACCGCAGAGCGAGATTCGCCTCGCTCGGCTGCTGGATGAGCAGGTAATGAACCAGCAGCTTCACGAGAACCTCGTCGCTGCGATCGAGGCATCGGAGAACAAGATGCCGACCGAGTCGCAGGGCGAGCAGATCACGATGTACCGCGAGAAGGCGGTCTCTCTCAACGAGGAGATCAAGCAGCTCGCGGACACGGTCGAGGATGCCCGTCGTGCGACGGAGGCGTCGAAGGCGATCCGGCGAGCAATGGCCGGGAGCGTCGACGGCGTCGAAGTCGAAGGTGACGGCATCGTCTACCGCGACTTCAATGCCTATGCCTTCGACTTCTTCATCACTCGGACGAACGTGTCCGAGGCCGTGAAAATCTCGAGGCAGTGGGGTGTCACCGAGGGAGATGTGCTGGCGGCTCGTCAGCGCCTCGACCACATCAAGCGAACGCCGGCGAACACCCTCTCGTCCAACGTCGGTGGCTTGACGCCTCCGCAGCACATCGAGCAGATCTTCCAGATCATCGATGCTTCGCGGAACCTGGTCAACGCGGCACGCCGCGCCGACCTGGAGCGGGGCACGCTGACGTATCCGGTGGTTGCTACGCCTCCGGTCGTCGCCGCGCAGTCGACGGAGAAGACCGAGGCCGGCAACACGGGCATGGTCGTCGACATGGTGACCACGACCGCCAGTACGTACCTCGGCGGCGGCGACCTGTCCTGGCAGGCAATCAACTGGTCGACCCCGAGCGCGCTTCGGCTCTGGTTCGACCTGGTCGCTGCTGACTACGCGCTGAAGACCGAGACGGACGCGGCGACGGTCGTGTCGGCTTCGGCGTTCTTGAACGACATCGGAACTCCACTCACTTCGACGCCGACGTTCGCCGAGTTCATGACGGCAGTTGGTGCCGGGTATGCGGAAGTGTGGAACAACTCCGGTCGCACAGCCGACTCGGTCATCATGGCCCCGGATCGCTTCGGATACATCCTCGGTCTGACTTCTGATGCGTTCGCGCAGTTCGTGAGCGTCGGTCAGGCAGGTGTCGGCCCCCTGCGGGTCATCGTCTCTCGCGGTCTCAACTCCGGTGAGATCATCGTCGGTGACATGGCCGGCCTGCTCGTGGCGGAGACGCCGGGAGCCCCGGTCGAGATGCAGGTCGTCGAGCCTGCCATCGGTGGAGTCGAGGTCGGGCTCATCGGTGCGTTCGAGGCTGCGGTGGTCGATGACGGCGCGTTCTCGCTGTTGACGACGGCCTCCTAGGGGGTGAGGTGATGAGACAGCGAGAGAACGTCCCGGTCAACGGCCTGGTGACGGTCGAGCTCTTCGGGCCTGATGGAGAGCTCAAGGCCAGACGCGAGACGCACAACCTGGTCGTGGACACGGGCGAGAACCACATCGCCGACCAGCTCTCGACCACGCCGGGGCAGGGGGCGATGAGTCACATGGCCGTGGGCACGGGGACGGTTGACCCTGCCTTCGGCGACACCGCGCTCGGGACGGAGGTCGACCGCAACGCACTGACCTCTCGCACCGACTCGGGGAACGTCGTCACCTACGTCGGCGACTGGGCGGCGGGGGACGCGACCAACGGGGCTCTGACTGAGGCAGGCATCTTCAACGCCGCCGGCGCGGGGACGATGCTGGCTCGGGCCGAGTTCACGCCGATCGACAAGCAAGCCAACGACACGCTGACGATCACTTGGACCGTCACGATCGGAACGGCTGGTGCCTAGGAGCCTGATCGGCTAAGCACGACTCAGTGGGGGCGGGAGCAATCTCGCCCCCACTGTCATCTCGATGGCACAGCGCAACTACCTCGTCAGCACCACGGCGCTTTCCCTGACGGCGTCGGGGACGACGATCGGCTCCGGGAACACGCAGTCGGACCCCTTCGTCGTCGCTCGTACGCTCGTCCGAAGCGCGATCGGGGCAGGCGAGCTGCTCGGGGACTCGCAGACCTGGGCGATCCACTACGTCGTTTCGCTGATGTCGACCCCGGACTACGAGATGCGGCTCAAGCTTCAGCGTCGCAACGTGCTCGGAGTCATGCAATCCGAGTCCGGCTACGGCACGACCCGTGATGCGACCGGCACCTTCGACGACGCGATCGTCTGGACCTCGGGATCATGGGCCGCGCTCGACGAGCTGGCGCTCGTGTGGGAGCACCGCCGGCGCTCGGGCGTCGGGAACAAGTCGGCCACCATCGACGCCAACGGCGCCTCCTACGTGGATGCGCCGCAGCCGGCTGGGACTCCTCATTCTCGCACCCCTTCCGACTCCCTCTCCCTCTCCGACTCTGCCTCTCCGGTCCGGGCCATCTCCCGCTCCCTGCAGGAGAGCCTCACCACGAGCGATGCCTTCGGGCGTCAGCAGGAAGCCTCCCGCTCCTTTGCGGACATGCTCGCCCTCTTCGACGACGTGGACGCCTCGCTGGGTGGAGCGCCGGAGACGATCGTCATCAGGGAGATCGTGCTCGCGCTATGAGCAGGTCTCTTTTCGGGGCGGCGTTCGCAGGAGCCTTGGTGAGCGCTGGCGTTCTGGTTCTGAGTGCCCATGGCGGTCGTGACTCCTTCTCCTTCTCCGTTTTCTCCGGGCGGATTCAGAATCCNGTCGAGTTGCAGACTCCGGGCGGAACGCTNGGTGANCCCTCGGGTTGGGTCGTCAANCGCACGAGCTGTGCNTGGGACGGAGACGANCANTTCGAGCTCCTCGGCTATCCAGCGCACATGCTCTCTGAGGCCTCGGCGCAGGGTGGGATGTGCCTGATCGTCGATCAGTACGGACACCATCTCGTCTCGGCGGAGATTCTGTCTTCCTCGGCGACGCTGGATATCGACCTGGACATCCCACTCGACTTCGCGGACGATCTCCATCTCTCGCCGACGCCGATCTGGGACGCTAATCAACGGCTCTATCGCTACCAGTCCTGTGTTCTCGTCAAGTACGCGCAGGGCACGGAGCTTCCCGAGATCCCCGACTCGGGGCCGCATCCTCCCTACGAAGGGCCGAACGGGGTTGGTGACCAGAGCGACATCACGCTGACTGTCTCCAACACGTCGAGCAAGCGTGTGCGGGAGGTGCGGGGCTGGCTCCGAATCACCAACTCCTTCAACTCGCAGATCGCGGCCTACTGCCCTCCCGGCTACTCGCCGTTCCCATGAATCGGAGTCTGAGATGAAGCTGCTATCGCTGGTGGTCCTCGCCGCCCTCGTTCTCGCGATGCCGGCCTCGGCTGCGCCACAACCGGGGAAGGGTAAAGGCAGCGGCGGGAGCACGCAGCAGCCACTCTCGTTCGGCCTCGCGTCGAATGTCGAGAAGCAAGATCCCGTCGAACAGCAGTCGGACTGGCCCTGGCTCCCCGGTACGCCCTTCACCAATTGTTCCGAGAACGATCGTTGCCGGATCAATCCCACGCCCTGCTCCTGGGACGTGGACGACCACTGGCTGAAGATCGCGACCGACGACTACTTGGACGCGGGCGCGAGCGTGAGCGAAGAGACGTGCATGGTGATCGACGCCAATCCGCAGTACGTCAGCCGTAACGGCTGGTTGACCTGGTGGGGAGGCAACCGTGGCAAGTTCTCGATCGCGCTCTCGGCCCCATCACCGACGCTCTCGGTGGAGATTCGTTACGAGCCGCAAGGGCGGACGTTCATTGCCAATCCGCTCTACAACAGCGAGAACAGGCGCTACGAGTGGTACGTCTGCACGAAGGCGTGGTACACGCCCGACGATTCTGCGCCTATTCCGATTCCTGGCTCCAACGGTTCCATCGTCGAGGGATCGACGGAGGGCACGGGTGTCGTCTCCACCATCACTGCCACGATCCGCAATACGGGCTCCAAGACGGTACGTCAGATCTCAGGATCGGTAGCTGTTGTGGGCACCAACGACGAGCGGACGGCCGGCTGTCACAGTGAGCTCGGGTTGCCCTGGCAGACCGAGTATCCGTTCCGCTGGATGGTCAGCCAATGAGAATGCTTCTGCCTTTGATGGCGCTGATGCTCGTCCTGGTGGTGCCTGCATCGGCGGCACCTCCCGGAGTCACGGAGCTGATTACCTCCGAGCTCTCGATCACCGGCCCCATCGTCCAGCAGTCCCCCGATCCCTGCACAGAAGCCACCTGCGTCCGCAATCCGACGACGACCTGCCTGTGGAACGTGGACGACCGCTGGACGGCAGGCGCGGTCGCCAGGAAGATCGGCGCAGGCGTCAGCGCCTCGGGCACCGTGTGTCTGATCGCGGACAACCATGTCCCCTTCTGGGGAGCACGGGTGTGGGCGGAGAAGGGCGATCTTCAGGTCACGCTCCACTTCGAGCCCCAGAACGTCACCTTCCGCCTCGATCCGGTGCAGTGGGATACGAAGGTCTGGGAATGGAAGGGCTGCATGTTCGGTCCCTACTACCCGGGTTGGAATGTGCTTCCCGAGATCCCCGACTCGAACGGCGGCAGGGGTGTGCTCGGGAGCGTTACCTTCACCGTCACCAACACGAGCGGCAAGTTCATCGCCAACCCCGAAATCGTCATCATCGAGCGCCCCGGACTCCGTAGTCGCTACTGCACGAGTGAGGACGTGAGCCTCCAACGAGGTGGTGCAAGTTGGCGCATCGGCGGCTTCGTCCCGGATGGATGATGGGAGTTCGTGAGGATGCGCTCGACAACATGGCTTTCGAGGAGCGTGAGTATCGCTGTCGCTCCATCGAAGAAGCGGAGGTTCACATCACCTCCCTGACCAACAACCAGAGAGCACAGGAAGCCCGCATCCGCTACATGGAGGATCTGTTCGACACCTTTTTCGATTCCCCGATATGGAAGCGCACCCTCTTTTGGTGGGTGGGTTGGCCGATGGATCGAATCACCAATCGTCCGAAC